CGGCCTTCAGGCTGGCCGCAGGTTCACCCAAGCGGATCGTCAGTTGAATAATGCAAGACGACCGGAATGACCGCCGCCTTCAGGCTTGCCGCGCCCTCCACCGGCAGATCGACCGGCCGCGGCGCTTCCGCCTCGACCCAATCGCAGAGCCCGCCGAGCGTCCGGTCGGCGGCGAGCGCAGCCCCGATGCTGGCGGTCAGCGTGTCGAAGGCCGCGTCACGGGCGGCGCCCTGCACGACAGCCTCGATCTCAGCGCGGTGCTGGTAGTGGTAGGCCAGCGGCGACAACGTCACCTCCGGCTCCCCCGGCTCGCCGTCGCGCAGGATCAGAAGCCCCTCCGCCGGCACACGCTCGGGCAGCACCTCGCCGCGGAACGCGATGGCGGGCAGCGCCGAGAACCGCGCATGCAGCACGGTGAGGATGGTTTCGCGGGTGGTGGGCATGGTTGTCGACCTCGTAGAGATGCAGGCAAAAGTCGCGCCAACCACTTGGAAATACGCCAGTTCGTCTGCTATTCCTCGTTCGCAGGCCGAGCGGCGACGTGTTCGATCTTGTTCGACAAGTAGATTTGGCCGAATGTATCAATAACTGGGGACCCCGCAACATGATCAAGCTCGGTTGAGCAGAAGGCAAGACACTGGCGATGAGGCGTTACATAGGCAAATTCAATTCGGTCGATCTTCCAAAGGGATCTCCTGATCGCTGGGAGGGAAACGTAATCGCACTCGAGAAGTCCGGTCCACGGAGCATTCCCGATACCTTGACGGGGCTCGGTTCCGACAAGGTGATCAGACGAGGCATTCCACAGATCGACATTGGCGATGAACTCTGGATCTGCACGGACAAATATGGACCAGGTATCTGCGCTGTTGCACAGGTTCAGTACGTCCAAACATCGCCCAAAAAAGTCGAAATTCGTGTTGGCCCCACAAGATCCATAGAGAACCCAATTAAGTTGTCAGATTTCGAACGACTCCGGAGTGGCTCAAAAGTATTTGACCAGCTTCAACGCAGTCGAGGCCCCGACCTATACATTATGGAAGATCGCGACTTCGAAGAATTCGAGCAGGTAATTCGAACCAGAAAAGGACCCAAAAGCTTACCCAAGCGGCTTGAGCAAGGCGAACTCGTCCAGCCAAACGAAGAAGCCCCGAAGGGAGAGACGGAAAGCCGCGAGCAGCAACCAAGCCAAAAGCACCCATTTGCACTTAATGGCTATTCCGTTGACCCAAATATCGAAGCTACCAACAGCATCTACATCGCTATCCTCGGCAAGGGAGGTCGGGTCCTGAAGATCGGGCATGCGCAGGACTCAAAGAAGCGTGTCGATGAGTTCAATAAGTATCGCTTGTCCACGGAACCGCAATGGGTGCTCCATACAGATCAGCCAATCGGAACGGTCCAAGAAGCCATAGAGATCGAAAAGCATCTCGGCGAAGTGTTCGCAAAGTATCGCATAGAGCCAAATAACAATGAGATCTATGTCGATTTGGATCCCATTGCAGTACTTACAAAACTAGCGACGGTGCGTCTCTGACTACCACGTGATCAGCCGCGCGAGAACAAATGTCATTGTATTCAGGTCCTCCCCTCCACCCAGTTTGCCACGATCAACCCCGGCACGCTGTCGAGCGCCCGCACGGCGTCCCGGTCCAGGTCGAGCCGCTTCGGCAGCTTCACCTGGGGGACCAGCAAGAAGATCGGCGCGGTGACCTGGTTGCGGCCGGTTTTCGCGCGCGACGCCACAGCCTGGCCGCGGGTGTTGATGCGGGCCCGGTCGGCCACCAGCAGGCTTGGACCGCGGCGGCGGTAGACGAAGCGCAGGCGCAGCCCGCGTCGCCGTTCCCATTCTCCGGGTGTGAGCTTGGCACCTCGCAGGCCTCGCCCGGCGGCCTCGGTCGGGATTGCGAGCCAGAACCCGTCCTTCGAGCGGATTAACGGGCCGGTGTCGTGCGCGCCCACGATGACCGGGGCTTTGGACCAGACCAGCGCCGCGGCGTTCAGGCTCTCGCCGGCCTTCGGATAGGTTGCGAGCCGGATCGAGTTCGCGAGCCGCCGGCCGAGCCCTGCACCGGTGATCTGGCCGCGCCAGGCGGTCTTCAGACCGGTCCCGGCCTCGCGCATGGCGCCGGTCACGGCCTTTTCGCCGGCCTTCACCTCGGCGGCCATGGCGGCGACGAGGTCGGGCGTGATGTCGAGCTTCAGCTTCACGCGGGCCTCAGATCCACGGTCCAGACGAGCCGTTCGCGGTCACGGACGGGCACGCCCTGGATGAGGAAGGCCTCGCCGTCGATCTCGATGCGGTCGCCGGGTCGGGGTTCTGGGACCTCGGCAAGGCACAGATCCAGCCGGGTGGTCTCCGACCAGAGGCGCGCCTCGCCGAATCCGGTCACGTCATCCGGCCGTCGCAGGATCGCCCGCACCAGCGCCGGCGCGCCATCCGTCGCGATGTAGAGGACATCGCGGGCAAGGTGGCGGTCGGCGAAGAGCGCGTCGAGGGCGATGGCGAAGGCGCTCATCAGGTCCGCCGCGCCGATCGCAGAACCTGCGGCCGGGTGCAGATCGGCAGCGGGTTGCTCTCGATCTCGAGCCGCACCCACTCGTCGCGATCCCGGTCGGGGATCGTGCGTGCGTAGAGCGGCTGGCCGAGCGTGTTGACGGTCTCGAAGGTGTCAGCCGGGGCGTAATAGATCTCGAAGAGCCCCTCGATGCCCTCGGGATAGAAGAACGCCTTGTCGGTCGGGACGGTGAAGCCCACCCCGCCCCGATAACGGCGGAAGGTGATGCCGCCGAAGCTGACCTCGTCCGCCACGCGGCCCCTCAGATCGGCCGCCGCGGCGGTGTTGAGATAGGTCTCCCGCACCTCCTTGTGGGCCACGAGATCGGCGAAGAAGGCCGAGCCGCATTCGGCGCGCACCTGCACGGCCCCGGCCGAAAGCCCGCCCATCGAGTCCTCGACGCTCTCGATCAGCGCCTGGCAGCGCTTCCGCAGCGCTCCCGAGGCGGGGCTCGCGTTGTCGAGATCGAAGTCGATCTCGGCCGCCGGCGTGATGCCGAACTCGGTGAAGTAGTTGATCACCGTGGCATGGTCCTTGGGGTCCTTCACCAGCCCCTGGATGCCGTTCAGCAGGTGGTATTCGAAGGTCGTCTCGGCGTCCTGGCGGAGCTTCCGGAGCCGGTAGGCCACCTCGGTCTGCACTTGCTGGGTGGCGCTCTCGGAACCGAAGTCGCGGACCGACTGGATCTCGGAGGCCCAGAGCACGTCCTGCTTCTTGAACTGCCGGCAGACGAAAGCGCGCATCTCGCGCCGTTCGGGCACCTGCTGCTCGTAGGCCGAGCCGCGCTCGGAGAACGGGATCAGCGAGAGCGTGCCGTCCCGGCTCTCGATCACGACGGTGCGGGAGCGCACGCCGCGCGGGCTGAAGAGGGCCGAGCCAGAGAGCAGCGCGGGCTTGTAGGGGATGTTTTCGAGCGCACGGGTGAGCTCGACGATGGTGAAGGCATCGCCTTCGAAGATGTCCATGGTGGCCATGAGGATGCCTCCTGTCGGGATTGGGTCAGCGGACGAGGATGCCCGCGGCGAGGAGCGCCGTGTGGGCGGCCGCGATCTCGCCCTCGCTAGGGGTGCCGGCAAAGACGAGGTCGTGGCGGTTGACGACGGCGGGACCGCGGACGACCGCGACGGCGGGCGCATCGCCGGCGCTCGCATCCGCCTTGCCCCAGAGCACAGCGACGGCTGTCTCGGTGCCGTCCACGGCCGCGGGGTCGTGCGCGGCGTACTTGCCCGAGGCCGTGATCTTGCCGAGCACCGTGCCGGGCTCGAGCGTGCCCGAGGCGACGGTGATCGTCTCGCGGGTGTAATCGCGGAAGGCTTCCCAGACGAGGAAGCCGCCGGGGTGTTTCCCTTCGACCAGCGTGGTCATGAGCTTATCCTTTCAGCTTGAAGGTTCGGGCGACGATCTCGCCCCAGGGGCGCGCGGCCGAGGTGCGGCCGGGCTGCGGGTGATGCGTCGCGATCTCGGGCTCGGCCTCGGCCTTGGCGGCGAGGAGCGCGGCGCGGACATCGTCGAGGCTCGCATCCTGTTCGAGGAATTTGCCGGCCATCTGCGGCTGGCCTGCGAGGCGGCAGAGATCGATGACGGCCCGGGCATGGCCGATGGCTTCCGCGCGGATCGTGGCGGGGTCCGGCGGTGCGCCACTGGGCGGCGGCGCCTCGACCGGCGGCCGCGGGGCATCGGAGGCGGCAGTCTGCTCGTCCCCTGCGTCCGCGACCTCGTCGTCTTCGGTGGCGGCGTCGGTGGCCTCGGTGTTCGCGTCGTCGCTTTCGTCGCCGGGCTCCGGTTCCGCCTCACCCTCGACCAGAACCGGCGGCGCATTGCGAAAGCGGCCGATGTCGAAGCGCGCGGCGATCCGGACAGGCTCGATCAGCCGGTCGGCGAAGCCCTGCGCCACCGCGTCACCTGCATCGAACCAGGTCTCGGCGGCCATCAGCGCGGAGACCTCCTCCCGCGTCCGGCCGGATTTCGTGGCATAGCCGGAGACGAGGCTGCCCTTCACCTTGTCGAGCGCCTCGGCCATGGCGCGCATGTCCTCGGCCGTGCCCATGACGAGCCCCGCCGGATCGTGGATCATCAGGAAGGCGTTCTCGGGCATGACGATCTCGTCGCCCGCCATGGCGATATAGGAGGCAGCCGAGGCGGCGATGCCGTCGATCCAGACCGTCACGGTTCCCTCGTGGCGCTTGATCGCATTGTGGATCGCGACCGCATCGAAGACGGACCCACCGGGGCTGTTCAGCCGCAGATCGACGGGCGCGCCCTCGGGCAGCGCGCCGAGTTCGGCGAGGAAGCCCTTCGCCGAGACCCCGTAGGCGCCGATCTCGTCATAGATCGCCACTTCCGCACCCGTTGCCCGGGCGCGGATCGCATACCAGCTTGCCATGTCGTCACTCCTGTTCGGGGACCGGATCGGTCGCCGCCGCGCCGTCATCCGTGCCGTCCCCCGCGCCATCGCCGGGCTCGGGCCTTGTTGCCGGCGTCGCGCGGGCGCCTTGTGTCTCGCCGGGGCTCGTGCGGTAGCGCAGGCCGAGACCTGCCGCGCGTGCCGCGTCGGCCGCGTTCTCGCGGTCGACTTCCTCGATGTCGTAGCCGGTGGCCTCGACCACCTTGCGCCGCGAGGTGATGCCGGCCTCCATTGCCAGCACCTGCGCCTGGATGTCCTTCAGCGGATCGACCCAGTCCCAGCGTGGCGGGATCCATTGCACCGGCCGCGCCGCCGCAGGATCGGCATCGAGCGCACCCGACAGCACGGCAGTTTCCATCCAGCGCGCCCAGACGGGGCGGCAGAACTGGTGCACGATCACGCCATGCTGCAATTGGCCGATGCGGCGCCGAAACTCGACCAGTTCGGCCCTGAGGCTGGAATAGTTGGCCTGCCGGACGTCGCCGGTGACGAGGTGATAGGGCATGCTCAGCAACCGCGCCTACATTGGCGAGGCGGTTCACAAGGGTGAGAGCTATCCCGGCGAGCACGACGGGATCATCGACCGCGAGACGTGGGACCGGGTGCATACGATCCTGCAGGAGAGCCCGCGGAAGCGGGCGATGCGGACCCGCGCCGAGACGCCCGCCTTGCTGAAGGGCCTGCTGTTCGGCCCAGACGGCGCGGCCTTCTCCCCGACGCACACCCGCAAGAGCGACAGGCTCTACCGCTACTATGTCAGCCAGACAGTGCTGAAGCACGGCGCCGGATCATGCCCGGTGGGCCGCGTGCCCGCGGGCGAGGTCGAGGCCGCGGTCATCGACCAGCTTCGCGCCGTGTTCCGCCAGCCGGAGATCGTTGCGGCCACATGGAAGGCGGCGCGCGCCCACGCCGACGACATCACCGAGGCCGCCGCCCGTACAGCCCTGCAGCAACTCGATCCGATGTGGGACGAGTTGTTCCCCGCCGAGCAGGCGCGCATCGTGGCGCTGCTGGTCGATCGCGTGGACATCGGCACTGAAGGGCTCAACGTCCTCCTGCGCATCGACGGCCTCGCCGGCCTCGCACGGGAGATGCTGGCAGGCGGTATCGGAGAAGCTGCGTGACACGCAGCACGCCGATCCCCGAGACCGTGACGCTCCACGTCCCGTTCCGCATCGTGAAGCGTGGCGGACGGAAGGAGATGCAGTTGCCGGATGGCGCCACCCAGCCCCGCAAGACCGACAACACGCTGGTCAAGGCGCTGGCCCGCGCGTTCCGGTGGAAACGGATGCTCGAATCCGGGGAGTTCGCCACCATCGCCGAACTGGCGGAGCGCGAGGGGATCGCGCCCTCGTACATGACCCGCGTCCTGCGGCTGACGCTGCTCGCGCCCGATATCGTCGAAGCGATCCTGGACGGGACGCAGGGGCCGGAGGTGACTCTGGCGCAGGTGCTGGAGCCGTTCCCGGTAGAGTGGCAGCGGCAGGAAATGTCGTTCAACCCCAATCCCTGAGCTCGGGCACCAGGCCGCCAAGGCTCCTCGAAAGGTAACCGGGCCAGCGTCGCGGGCTTCTCAGCTGAGCGGGATTGTGCTAGGCGTGGCTGCCTAGCGAAAATCGCCATCCCGAGCGGGTTGTGGCGGTCGATGAAACATGGCACCTTGCATCTCGAGGCAGAGAAGTCAAAGGTGCATGTCTTGAGCGAAGACTTGGTTTCAGGCCCGCCGCGGCCGCTTGGTCGGTACGCCTACCGGCGCTTGGGCTCAGCTACGCTCGGGCAGCTTAAGCGCGCAAAAATTCTCCGGAGGGCCGTACCCCCTGAGCATGCGCAGCGTAAGCCGGATGCCTTGATCTATCTTCCCCTAGGGGATGTAAAGGCGGTCGTTGAAGTCAAGACCCCGGCTGAGATGCGGGACAAGAACATCCCCACTCTTGTCGAAGACTATCGCCCGATCGCATTGGGCGCATCATGTAAATTGTTGATTCTGACGGACGGCAAACGCTCCCTCTGGTACAACGCGCTGACGGGCAATCCTGTCCTCGACGCGGATGGAACGCCTGTGAAGGCGCTGGTACAGCCATCGATGATCGAGGGGGGGCGCATTTCGCCTGAAGCGGTGCGCGAGATCACCGAATTTATCGACAAGGCTGATTACAGCTTGTCGGATACTAACGACCGCTTCGAATCCATCCGCCATATCGATCCCACTCCCTTAGCCAAGGCAGTCTGGCAAAAAATCTGGATTCAAACAGGCAAGGAACCTGAAAAGTGCCTCTACAACGTTGTAGAAATACTTGTCTTCAAATTCCTAAGCGATCTTGGCGTGCTGACCGATAACTATGCTTTCAAGCGCGTGGTCGAGATCATCGCACCGGGCGGACGCGCAAAGGATGAAGAGGCGCTAGATCACTACGCCAAGGTCATTCGAGACCGGATCCGGAAGCTGTTTCCCGCTGGAGAAGACAATACGACAGTGATAAATGGCACGATATTCGTAAATGAAGCCGGCAAGCCAAACATGTCGCAGGCAGGCTTGTTCGGGGAGGTTATTCGCGCTTTCCAAGCCTTCGACAACGACAACGGCTCGATGCGCCACATTGACCGAAACTTCAAGACCCGCCTCTACGAGGTATTCCTGCGTCAATCGGCGGGCGTAAAGTCTCTCGGACAGTACTTCACACCGCGAAACGTCGTGCAAAGCATGGTGCGCATGTCAAACGCTAGCCAGCTTTCAGCCGGATCAAGCATATGCGATCCCTTTAGCGGCGTAGGCGGATTCATTCTTGAGGCCATTGCAGAAAATCCGCATTTGATGGCTGAATTTGAGCCGAAAGACGGCAGGGTAGAGCCTCGGATTGCGCTGCGCGGTTACGACAAAGGCACGGACGAGAAGGAGGATGAGCGCACAATCATCTTGGCCAAGGCGAATATGTTGGTCTATCTCTCCGACCTTATGGATCGATACCCTTCCGAAGAGCACATGAAGGAGTTTGCAGGCGCATTTAACGACGTATTCCGACTTCTCCGAACAAACCTCGGCACCTTCGGCCAGGTCGATGCCGAGGAGCTTTACGATCTGATATTAACGAATCCGCCATATGTCACCAGCGGCACATCTAGTCTTCGTAGCGAGATTGAAGGACAAGGTCTCGGGGATCACTACGCCGTGGGCGGGCGGGGCACAGAATCTCTGGCTCTGCAGTGGATCATTCGGCATCTCAAGCCTGGTGGCGAGGCTTTGATCGTTGCGCCGGATGGGCTGCTAAACCAGGCGCCCATGCTAGATCACATCAAGGCCACCTGCGACGTTCTTGCGATAGCGGCACTACCTAGCCGGACCTTTTACTCTACGCCGAAGAAGACCTACATTCTGGCGCTTCGCAAGAAACGTGACGAGAGTAAAGTTCAAGCTGATCCTGT